GAGGTCGGTCTGGGTGAGGACGTCGTAGTTCAACGGGGTTGCACCGTTAGCGGTTCCCACGTTGGTGAACAACTCGCGAGGAGCAGCCAAAGTCTTGTTGCTGAGAGTATCAACCGTTGCACGCCCCACCAGAGTGTCAGCACCCATGGGCAAGGTCAGAGTGCCACCGTTGCTAATCGTGGCGATTACAGGGGCTGTCAGGGTCTTATTGGTCAGGGTCTGGGTACCCGAGACGGTCACACCTTGCAAGAACGAACGAGCGTCGGTCACGTTGCCCACAGCGATGGTCGACACAGCGGCACCCACAGCCACAGTTGCCAAGAGTTGCTGCCAAATACCAGCATCGGTTTGGGTCAGGGCAGTAGCCACCGGAGTGGACGCTGGGGTTCCCGCGAGAACCTTGCTCACGATCGTGTTAGCGGCAGGGTCCAACTCAAGAATGATTGAGTCGATGCGAGGCAGGGTTGCGTGCGCAGTCGGAATAGTCAACGTCAGCTGAGCGGTGTTGCTGTAGTAGTGACCACGAACCATCGCCTGACCAGCAGGCAACTTCACGTTCATGCCCGAAGAATCGCCGAACGCCTTCAAGTCGGAAGTGGCAATCGAACCCTTGACGCCCTCGCCAATGTTTCGCGCCCACTGAGAGAACTGGGTTTCAGTAGTGTCTACGCCGTCAAACGGCCAGGAGGATTCAGACATTCGGTTTCCTTTACTTGTAACGCTCTAGGTTGTTCATGCGGGTTAGGAGTGCGCTCTGGCGCTCCAAGATTTGACGCTCAAAGGTCATAACCTTCTGTTCGCCAACAGTGGCTTGCAAATAGACTCCATCGGCTTGCACACTGATACCCATTTCAGAAACGACCGCCGCCAACTCAAAGTCGTTAACAACAATCGAAACTAAATCTCCGAGGAACCAGTCCTTGCCGAACCGCATTGTCGAATCATCGGTTGGTTTCACCGAAGCAGTAATCTGTGCAGTGCCGTCGGTCGCCAGGTGATCGTCGCCATCGGTCGCCAATGCGGCAATATCGTTGGATGAACGCCCGTCAATGAACTGCTCAATCCTGCGACCCCAAGCCGTCTCAGCGGCTAGTGAAGTAGTGGACGAACGCTCAATAAATGTGCGAGCCGCCAAATCGCCTTGCCCGCCCACAATGGCGCGGGTCAGTTTCGGTTGCCCCACCGAGTAGATGGTTTCCGTCAACTGGTTGTTTTCGATGTCCAAACGAATGGTCTTGGTCCGGTCGGTCGGTGCGAACACATCGAACACCAGGTTGTTGCCGTTCTGAATAACATCGAACCCGAGGGGCTGCCCTGCAAGCGTCGAAGCGTTAGCCAGCGACTGAAGAAGCTCGTAAAGGTTGTCAAAACGTGCTGACGCGGTAACTGATGCGCCTCGGTTGTAGTTGTCGGCAACGAGGAACCAAGGTGTTTTACGTTCCGTAGGTGCGCTGGCACCCATGTTGGCATTTACAAAGTCCTTCATGACGGCTTCCGCCAAACCAGTGCGAGTGTCATACGCGCTAGTTTGCAAAGTCACATCAGAAGTTGAAGGTGTTGGGTAAGCCAAACGGTCACGCAATAGCAGCGAGTCGTCTAATCCGGTGAACTGAATCATTCCGTCTGGCACGTCTCGGGAGCGGATTTGCTGGAACCAAGTCATGTCGCCAGAAAGAATCGGGTCGCCATTCAGCGAGACAATGATTCCTGAACCAGGTGTAGACAGCGTGGCTGACAATGGGTGGCCATACGGCAACGACACTGACCAAGTGCTGAGCTGATTCAGACGCAAAACCGAAGTGAAACCTGGTAGGAAATCAGGGGTTATTGCGCCCACGCGGTTCTGAGTAGAATCGCGTACCTCAACAAGTAGATCATCGACACGCATTAGTGAAGGACCTCGCGTCTGGGGTAATAGGTACAAGCAATCTGCGAGACGTTGGTGGCGTTGTCGCCTCGCACCGTCACCGAAGTCGTGCCTGGTTGAAGTGGAAAGAACTTAGGAGCCGGAGCAAGGTTGCCGTACATGTTATTTCCAGCGGCGTCAACAACCGTGTTATTGAAAGTGTCAATAGTGATAATCTCACCTGTGCCGATAGAAGCTGCATAAACAAAACCCACACCGTTTGCGCTAATCGTCAAATTATCCATCGGGCCATAAACGGTCCAGATTGGGTAAGAAGGAACATCGCCGGCTGAATTGTTGACTGTCACAACACCAATGGCTTGAGATGAAGTAACTCGCATGCTTGTGAGGCGTGGAAGCAAACCGCGACCGCTGGATGCCTGAACCACAGCAAAGGTCTGAGCTGCGGCACTGGTCCAAAACGGGGTCGGTGCCTGAAGAGCCACCATCCACATCGCGTAAGTGCTTCCAGCGTCCTCACCGAAGACAGTTTCGCCACCGCCTGTGTAGTAGACGTCAAGGTAGAAAACATCGCCGTTGTCAAAGGTCGCTGTGAGGCGAGCCGCGCCAGCAGTGTTCTGAAGAATGTTCGACAGGCGACGCAACTTCAACTCAACGTCCGCGCGATCGGTGCCAACCGTCATAATCGGCAAATCAAGTTCGCGGATACCACGCTTGGTGTGACGGAAAATACCGCCGTCAGTTGCGCTTTCCTGGATGCGAACCTTCGTTGCAGGAATGCCGAACCCTTTTACGCCGCTAGTCACAATGTAGTTGTCGGCATCAAAAGTAATGGTGTCGCTATTGGCACCCGTCAAAGTTAGGGTTAGGTCCACGCCAGCACTCTCGCTCTCTGAACTGCATCAATCAATTTCTGTTCAGCGCTAATCGAATCGTTTGGCGCAGCGTGGTAATGAATCGTCATTCCCTTGTGCTTGCCATCCTTTTCGTGCATCTTGCTCAAAGGAATGATGGCCTCAGCTTCGCCGGCTTCAGCCACGCGAACAATGCGACCGCCAGGAGTTGGCGGCACGATTCCACCCTCAGCAAGTGCTGGGATGTGAGGAAGGCTCACGCCGAAAGACTTGCCACCGATACCAGGCACCCAAGCAGGAATGTCCACGTGGATGCCGTTGATGGAGTCAATCATTGAGTTGATGAGGCCAATGATTACGTTGATTGGCGCTTTGACAATTGCCGCAAGTCCACCGAAGATTTTGCCAATGAAGTCGGACACGCCTTGGAAAGCATCGCTGAACTTCTTCGCAATCTTGTCAACTGCGGTGTGAATCCACCCGCTGAAAACATCCCAAGCCTTCTTAGCACCGTCCCAAATGTCGCTAAACCACTTGCCAACGCTCTTGAAACTGTCGCCAAAGAACTTCGCAACAGCATTCCAAGCATCCTGAATGTCCTTGCCGATGCCCTTGAAGAAGTCGACTACGCCGTTCCAAATGTCATTGAACCATTTACCAACTGCGGAGATAGCCTTCATCACCGCGTCGGACATGACCTTCCATACGTCTTGGAAGAATGTTGTCTGGGTTGCCAGCCACACAATGGCAGCAATTAGGGCTACCACTGCTACGGCTACGATTACGAACGGGTTTAGAGCCATCAGCACGTTGGTGATTGCAACAGCTGCGTTTAGGACAACGAATGCTCCAGCGATTGCGCCAATAATGGCGGCAACGATTGGGTTTTCAGAAACCCAAGTGAAGAACTTCAAACCAACGTCAGCCAACACCTGCAACGCAGGCATGAGGGTTTGGGCTACAGACTTCCCAAGGTCATCCATAGCAATCTGCAACTTCGCCTGCTTACCAGCGTAAGAGTCAGCGTAAGCGGCTCCCTGGCCACCGAACTCCTTGTTCAACTCGCCAAGAATGACCTTCTGAGCCGAGGCGGTGTCGCCCGCCTTCATGAAGCCAGCGATTTGCTTCTTCTGGGTCTCATCGAAAGTCACACCGACACGGCTAAGAGCCGAAATGCCCGCTACAGGGTCGTTTAGAGCCTTACCCAACTGAATAGCAGCGTTCTTAGGGTCAGTGCCCATAGCGCGCGACATATCCATAAGGGTGCCAGTCGCCTGGTTGAAAATGTCGTTACCCTTGCCCGCCTCGTTGCGGACATTGGTAAAGGTGAGGAGCATGTTCGCACCGGAACGAATAACATCGTCGTCCGTAGCGGTCTTGTCCTTGAGCGAGTTGGTTAGCGCGTCAACCTGTGTGGCAGTTACACCTGCAGCGCCACCAGTGGACTTGATAACAGCAGCGGTCTGGCTCACACCCGCGCTGGACTGAGCCAAATCATCAAACGAACCCTTCAGCCATGATCCAACAGCAAAAGCACCCAAAGACGAGCTGATAGTTGTTGAAAGGCTGCCAATGCCGGACTTGAACTTGTCGGCAAAACTCTTGCCCGACTTTTCGCCTGCAGACTTGGAGCCCTCTTCAACCGGACCTGACTGGGAAAGAATCTGATTCTTCAGGTCTGTTCCAAAGCCAGTAGCATCGGGGCGAACCGGAATCGAAACGCTACCCGCGGAGTTTGTTCCCGGCATTAGAAAGGTCCTTCCAAAAAGTCTTGCAACCCAGACAAACCAACGGCCTCTTCGGGTGGCGTTTCCACAGCGTAAGGCCGTGGAACAGATGTAAGCGGTTCAGATGGTGGGTCTTGAAGGTGAGCGACCTGCAACGTGCGAAGAATGACCTGCAAAAGGTCAACTTGGACTGCAGCCAACTCGGTGTCGTTATCCCAACCAGCACCACTCATGTGCTTGCGCACAGTCGCTGAATCTTTAGGCGGCAAAGCCTGAATGTGAGAAATCAACTTGCGGCAACCCCACTGGTTTTCACCAAAACAGAGCTGCCGCAAGTCCTCACCGTAAAAACGAGTGAAATCGGCCTCTAAAGCCTCAAAGTCTTCGTTCAGACGTTGAGCTAGGCCTGTGATTCCCCCAGGCTTTTACCAGTGATGAAGTTTGCAATTTCGTTCATGTCTTCAGCCGTTAGGTCGTCCCAGAGCAAATCAACGTCTGCCGAATCAACCAAAACAAGTGCAAGACCCTCACGAATCTTCTGCTCGCCGAAAAGGAAAGCAGCAGCCACAGGAATCTCAGCGTGCACGGCAACATAACCAGCCGACAACTTCAAAAATGGCGAGCCCTTGCCATCCTTGGCGCGAGCCTCGGCACGTGCAACACGTGCAGCGTCAAGGTCAAGAACGTTAGCGCCTTCAGGCAGGTCAGAAATGATTGCCATGTTTAGGCAACAACTCCTGCGTCAACGCCAAAAGTGGCAATAGCAGCCGAACCATCGCTTGGAACAAGCGCCTGGATTTCGAAATCGTAGTTGATTTCATCCATACGGCTGAACTTCACCTTTGGAAGGTTCTTGAACGCGGCACGCTTGATAACGATGCGCTGAGAAACAGTGCCGTCGTTCCAATCCAAAACAATGACGAACTCTGCAGCGGTCTGAGAAGCTGGCAAAGTGAGCGAGTACACCGAACCAGATCCAACAGTTACAGTTGCTCCACCCCAAGCAAGGCCAAGAGTGGTCTTGTTGGTTTCGATTGCGTTGAACTTGACTGAACGGCTTAGAGAGGTTGGGATGAGGCGCAAGATGTCCAGGTTCTGCCAACCAGTAACTTCCTTGGTCTTCAGGTCCTGCGACAGCTCGAAGCCATCCTTGAGGTAGCCAATGTTTACGAAACCAGAAGCTAGTGCGCTGGTCGAGTCGGTTGGCAGAGTGGTACCAGCAGGGGCGTACCAGATGGCACCCGAACCGGCGATTTTGATTTTGCTGGAGTCAACAGCCATTTGTTCCTCTTCCTAAGGGGATTATTTGTGGAGAATCACCCGGTATCGCGCTGTAAAACGCGACAAGGGTGGAACAACAACATCGTCAGGCATCCACTGGAGGGCGACCTCTTCGGAAGCACTCGAAAGTGTTGCCTCCGAAACAACATCGTTGAATATTGCCAAAATGCAAGCACGGACGGTGCGTGCAATCTGCTGGCATTGGTAGCGTGAACCACCAACAACGTCGACCTGGTACGCGGGCTCGTCAAGACTTTGCCAAGCCAACGCCTGTCCACCAATCCTTTGAATCAACACCACTGGGTAAGTGGGTTGAGGTGGCAGGGCGGTTGTGATGCGTTCGGCAGGGACCAAGGCGGTCAACTCTGTTTTAGAACGCAAGTATTGAATAAGTGCCAGTTCGGAATCTGGCAAAACAGTAATCGGGTAAGCCATTATTTGGCCTTCTTACTGAACAAATAACCGTTTGCTTCAACAGCGTTGCGCATGATGAAGTAACCCTTAACGGGTTTTGGGTTGCCGTGCCAGTCAACACGACCTGGAATGCCAAACTCCATCCACGAAGATTTTGGATCTTGTGACAGAACGCGGTAACCGCCAGATTTCGGGCGGTTTGACTTTTGAACCACAATGCCAGCCGCATAACGGCCAGTAAGTCGGTGGTTCGCAGCCAACTGCCTTGCAGTTTCAGCAATTTGGTTAGCAGCTTCTTGCACCGAAACATCAACAGACGGGAACGTGCGCATCAGTTCATCGCATGAAGGGTTTATGTCGACCTGCATGTCAAACATCAGATAACCACCTTCAACTTGCAAACAATGTGCGAAACTGAACCGACGCGAGGGTTGTAAACCTGCCAAGGCGCACCATCGACCTCAAATGTTTGACCGTTGAAAACAAGTCGGTCAAAAGCGTTTATGTCGGTGCCTGCAGGGAGAAACGCCTCCCATGAAGAAACAACAGTGTCGCGGTCGTTCAAGGTTTCCACGGAGTCTTTTTGCTCCAAGAAACCAACGATGCTTATTGGGCTTCCATAATCGGTTGCCAAAGTGTTGCCGTATTCGTCTTTAGTTGCTCCGCTGTTTTTGTGCAGCTGTAACGGCTGGTTGAGCAACTTTGCAAGACTCATCGCAGAGGCGCAATCGAGGTCGTGCCGGAACGACGGCGGTAATCAGCCAAAGCCTTCTTATCGGCTTCCTGTAAAGCCATAGAGCCACCCTCTGAGCGGCTGTAAGCCACTTGGTAGCCTCCAACACGCTCCATGTTGACCCCAACGGGGGAAGCGATCGCCAAAGCCACCATGCCCGCCACAATGTTTACAATGTCACCAGGCACTTCGTCGTAACCATGGTCATAAGAAACAGTGATGCGCGAAGCAGGACCCTGCCACGAAGGGCCAGAATACTGTGGACCATTCACCGAACCAGCAGGCCCCATCAAACCAAAGTTGCCCCAGTTCATTGGGCCAAAATCTGGTGAATAAGAACCAGTGGACAAAAACAGAACGTTATCGTTCAAAACGTACGAAACCGACGGCAAAGCAACACCGTTGATAACTACGGAATGCACTGCGGTCACAGGGCGCTGAGGTAAAACCAAAGCCTGCTCCCAGTTACCGGGCAAAGTAATCGAATCATTCAACACTTGGGTAAGTGTTTGGCGCGTATACCTGCGAACAACTGCAGACGCCATTCCAAGGAGGCGGGTCGCGTTAGTCACCTCGGCAGGAGTCAACTCTCGCTGAAGAATCGCGGTCACGTCGTCGATAGTCGCTAGATCAATCATCGCGAACCTTTCCTTGGAGAAAAATGGGTGTGAAGTGGGGTGACCCTTGTGCAGAGCCACCCCACAACGTCGGCTTACGCCTTGACTAGAACAGCCTTCTCCTGACGGAGCATTACGGTTCCGTAAAGAACGTCAACGGTCACCTGGTGAGCCAGGAGGTTTGCGTTGAACGCGCGGGTGATGCGAACTGCAAGACCCGAAACAGGGTCGTTTGCGATAGCCGAAAGAGCACCCTCGCCTGCAGGAACCTCTGGAAGGTTACGCATTGCAAGAAGGATGGCACCTGGAGCAAACGCAATGTTCTTGGTGTTTACAGGGCTGGTTCCAGTTGCTGGAACAAGCTGGGACTGGTAAACGTCGAAGCCGTATAGGCGTCCAATCGAACCTTCCTTCACGGTGCCAGCGGCTGCGAAAGCGAAGAAGCTCTGCAGGGTGCTGTCGCCTAGAAGTGCAATCTCATCCTTGTCGGAAACAACAAGCACGCGGCCATCCTGAGGAGCCTTGTTGTCGTTCAGGACCTTGCGAGCCGAGCGAACAGTGGCAGCCGAAATGTCGGTGCCGTAGGTTCCAACAGAGTTGGTTGCGGTGATAGCGGTTGCCCACAGGTCGGTCTCAATCTGCTCAGCAATAGCAATAACTGCGGCGTCAAGGTAACGGCCCATAACATCCTGGTTTGCGGTAGCAACTACGCGGTCCTCAAGGATGAAGGTTGCTTCCTTGTGCTTGTTCAGCACAACAGAAGTGGTGGTCGAGGTTGGAACCTGAGCGGTTACACCAGTGTTGGCAGCCTTGTCGTTGGCTACCATCGAACCTGGGTAAGGAATGTTCAGGGTGTCGCCAACCTGAAAGGTGGCAACGTCGGTGTCGCGGGTCACTAGCTTTGCTAGAACAACCTTGTTACGGAGAATCTCAAGCGCCTTGTTCGCCCAAATCTGGGGAATAAACGCACTTGCAGAAGTGGTGGTGATGTCAGCCATGTTGGCCTTTCTTGGTTAGTTGGTAATCCGGCCTTCGCGTTCTGCGAGGAGGATGTCCGCCTTGTTTGCTTCATAGAAAGCAAAGTTGGCGATTTGTGCTCTTGTGTAAACGCGCTGGGCACTATCGCCGCGAGGACCCTGCCCGACATCGCCAAACTTTGGCTTAGCAGGGGTTGTAGGGAAAGTTGCGGCAATCTCGGCTGCATCGGCTTCCAACTCTTCGCGAGTAGAACCAACCAGGCGTTTGGCTTGGGCGGGTGTGAGACCCATCTCGTCTGCAACCTCACGTCGCATCTGAGCCATGTGGAGTGAATCGCGCTCAGCCAAAAGGGCGTCGCGTTCTTCTTGAAGTTTCTGAGCTTCGGTCTTATCCCGATCCTCATACTCTTTCAACTTGAGACGAAGCGTCTCCGCTTCCTTATTAGCCTTCTTCAAGGCCTGCTTCACTTCAGCCGGAATGTCCGACTTCGAATCCGAAGCATTTGCTTCATCGCTGACTGCAGGAGTCGAAACGACTTCTTCCAGTGCAGCTTCAGGAGCGGTGTTTTCGTCAGCCATCACGGCCTCACTTTCTTTTTATGGAATCCGCCACCTCACGTGGGGAAATCAACGGGCACCCAGAGGGCGACCGAAACTTAGTGCGAAACCTCTTGAAGGTACGCAGCAGGCAACTCTGAAACCGAAGTAAACGAGTTGTTTTTATCCATGAGCAAAGGACCCATTTCGCCGTGCTCTTGAATGATGGTGTCGCCAATAACCGAACCGGGCGTCAACGTCAACCAGCCCTCAGCGTCTTTGGGTGGTCGCCTAGTGCCCATCAAAGGCTCCAAGGTGCAGGAACAGTTGTTGTGCAAAGGTGCAGGGTTTTCAACAAAACACTTTGCGCCGTCAACCGTTGTGCAGAACTTGCAACAACCAGGGTCAGCTCGACGAATCAAACCAATAACGACTTGTTCGCCGTCGGAAGCAACATTTGCAAAACTATGACTAGCGTTGCGAGCCGCCATGGCAACATCCATGTTCGCTGTGTCGCTCAAACGGGCTAAACCCTTATTGAACGCACCTGCAAAACCCAAATCCTTTATCGATGCACGCGCCGTAATCAAAGGGCGAGCATAAACAGAGTTTGGATCCACACCATTACGCAAAGCAGCGCCAATCAACGTTGCATAATCCAAACCAACAGGGCTAATCCCAATGGTTCGAGCCATAACAGCGTTAGTGAGGTCAACTGCGCGCCTTTGGCCTGCAACAGCCAACGGAACCGCTTTAGCCAGAAACAAATCAGTGCTTGTCTGGCTAAAATCTGGCAACTGGCGGTAAGCCTGCTCCAAAGCCTGAGTAACAGCACGTCGAATCTTCTTCAACTCTTGCTGGTACGTCAACGTCAAAGTCATTAGTCACCTTCAGGTTGCGGTTGAGGCTCCTCCGGTGCAAACTTCACAGGCGGTGGAGTCGGTGCAGGGTTCAACAACGACGCCAACGAATCATCAGCTTCCATGGCACGGAAACGAGTAATCTGCGTCTGCGAATACCCGGCATCCTCCCAAAGTTGCTGGCGAGGAACACCAATGCTTGAACGCTTCACAAGCGCATCAGCCAACTCAGATTCGGAACGGTACTCAGGGTCGGCCCAAACAGTTTCAGAGTCCTGAACATCCCCGCGAGGGTCATTCAACACCTTGAAACAAAGGCGCATAACCTCTTCCCAAGACTCACCAAAGAAACGCATCTTGCGACGGCTCTTGGCCACCAAACCAGTCTCAGCAGACTTGATAGCATCACCCGAAGGGAAGTTGCCGCCAAGGTAGAAATAGTGCGGAGGCGTGCGAGTCTGTGACGCAATGTGCTGAACCAGCATCTCAATGCCAGTCACATAGTTTTGCAAATCACCAGCCGACAACGAACCAAACTTTGCTGCAGGGTCTTCCGCAATCAGCAACTTATCCATCGAAATATTGAAAGGCGCAATCGGGCGACCCGTGTTCTCGTCAACAGGGATTTCCAAGCCAGTGACGTAACGCTGAGGATACGCAATGTACTCGGAAGCCACCAACAAGTCAGCAATGAGCTTGTTCACAGCATCCTGCTGAGGAATCACCATTTCAAACTCGGAAACGCCGTAAGGGCTAGTCAAGTTTCCGCGGTTAGTAATCGGCACAACAGGCACAACACCAAGCGGGTTAGGCAAAGGCCAAGGCTCCGAAGTGTTTACCGCAGGAGTCCACTCACCACTGCCGTTGTTTTCTTTTTCAAACTTGAAAACAAAATCAGGGGTGAACAAAGTCGCCTGGTAACCATCATCGTCACGCCAACGCTTCAAAGCAGCTACACGCTTCTTGCGGTTGCCCGGCTCAAAAGCCACAACAACATCGCGAGGCGACTCAATGGAAACCTTAGGGTTACCCTCATCGTCACCCCAAACAATGGCGTAAGCGTCACCCTTGATAAGAGCCTCAGAATGAGCCAACTGTGAATCCGCGTCAAGCCCGTTACGCTGCCAAATCTGCCACGCGTCAGCATCTGCCTTTGGATCCGAACCGTGTCGGAAACCCTCAACGTTCAAACGCTCCTCAACAGCATCAACAACAAGCTGAAGCCAGTTATCTGCAAACGAAGAAAACATGCCGCCAAACGCTTCACGAAACTTCTGGCTAGTGAAAGCCAAACGGTGCTTACCGTCGTGATAGTCCTGGAGACGCTGCAAGTGCACCTGGCGAGCAGCAAGTTCCTGCTCTAGCGCCTTGACCATCTCGACAGGCGACTGTGCGTCGTCGTTCATTGAGTCTCCTAAAAACCAGCCATTTTGTAAGTCTTTTTGCGAGTCGCACCAGACTGAATAACATCGCCACGCGCCTCATAAGCAAGGACCGCACAAACCGCCAAGTCAATCTTTCGAGGACTCTGAGGTCGGTCTTTGCGAATCAGAATCCCCGAACGGGTCTCCTTGCGCCGAGCATTAGCAACATGTCGAACTAAAGCCTCGTCGCCGTCATGCGACAACTGGCCAGTAACCACAGCAGTATGGAACCGCTCCAAAGCAGCCACCATTTGACGTTCACGGTTAGTCCACCACTCAAAAACACGAGTAGTGCCATGCTCCGAAGCCCAACGCCCAACAATGTCCTGCCAATAAGCAGGGTCGCAATACATGCGCTCCACGTTGTATTCGCCAAACGCCCAAGCCACACGTGCATCAACTTCGCCAACAGGGACTTCCCACTCAGCATCCGGTTCATCAGGGGACTCCCATAAACCCAACACAAACAAGTGGCCATCATCTACGCGACACCCAACCAAAGCCGTCGAGTCATCACGCAACGAACCATCAAAACCAATCGTGATGGTGTCACCCTTAGCCAGGGGCCGTTCAACCGAACCGCGCTCATCCCAAACCTTCGGATCAATCCACGAATCAGTTGCAGCAACAATCCGATTACCAAAAAAGCGTTCAGCCTGAGCCAAATCACGGGTAATCAAATCAAACGCTTCAGCCTCAATGGCATCCAAGTCGACATGGCCGCCAAACTGCTTCAAAGCCTCGCCATAGACAAGCTGATGAATCTTGCGACGCTCAACCTTGTTCTTGTAAGACAAGTTGCTAGGCGGCTGCTTGAACATTCTGTAAATGTCCTTAGACGGCGACTCAAACTGTTGCTGAGCCACCGAGTTTTCTGCAGGGTTCCAAGCGTTCGTCGTAATGCTCGCGCGACCACCCATACCCGCCAAGCCTCGGTACTGCGTATCGGCAACCCTAGACATGCCGTTAGTGGGAGTCCACAAACCGCACTCATCCTGAGGCACAAACGTCACACGTTGACCAAGACGGCTCTGTGCCGAAGAAGTCACAGTGTCAATGCGACCACCGCCAGGAAGGCGAATAAACTCTTCACCCGTCTTGGGAATCACCTCAGTCAACGGACCAAACTCAATCATCGGGCGCAAAGCCCCATAAATGTTGTCCGTCTGCTCCTCAGACAAAGCCGTAATCTGAATCAACGGAGTCGGCCAAGGCATGCCCATCGGTTC